TTAGGATATGGTTTTAATATTAAACCATCTTTTTCCATACTAGCTGTTAAAGATTTTATTAAAGGTTTAAAATCAAAATTAGCAGGATCTAATATTTCTTTTAATAAAGGGGGTTCATTCCACTTAAATTCTTTTAAATTTGGATCTAAAATATTAAAAATTTCTTTATATTGGTCATCTGAAAGTATTTTAGGTAGCATAGGTTTTAATTTCTCTAACGATATTTTAGAGGCATTCCTCGCTGCAGTTCCAGATGCACCACTTGCTGTTATAGTTACATCAAGTTCCAAATTAGGGTATTTATCCAATGATGTAGTTCTTTTTGATATATCTTTAAAGTCTTCTTCATTACCCTCTCTTGCACCTATAACCCAAATTACCTCTACATCCGGATTGTCCTTAGCATAATTATAAACAGCTTGGATTGGGGGTTTAGATGTAGGTTCTAATACTACTTTAATAGATAAATAATTTTTATAAATATCCCATATTAATAAAGATTGGTTTTGATCTATACCATCTCTTGTTTTGTTCCCAATATAAATAATAAATTCATCTATCTCTGGGTGTTGTAATAATGCTTGTTTAACTACAGCAAAATGTCCTGCAGTAGGTGGTTTAAAACCTCCCGCATATATAGCAGTTGTTTTTACCTTAGATAAATCTTGTTTATTCTCAGGTAGTAGATCTTTAATAATTTCTTTAACTAAACTCATTATGTTAAAAATTGTTTTATTTTTGCTTGTGCTTCTTCTTTTGATACTGAATTATTTATTATCATTTGAACTTGTTCATCTGATAGTAATTCTTTTAATTTATCATTTAAAGCAGCTTTTGATTTATCTGATCTTGCTTGTGCTTTAGCATCTTTTGGTTTTGTTCCTTGTGGTTTAAAAGGATCTAAATATTTTTTTACTATATCTGCTATATCAGTTAACTTTTCATCTTCTAATGTATTAGCAACTGATACAAAATTGTTATCAAACATTGCTTTATATGCTTTATAATTATCAGTAACTGAAGCCCATGTTCTCATTACAATAGCCGGTGCTAAACTTCTATCCCCACCCTCTGATTTATCAAATCTATCTTGGTTTTGTCTAAGTGACCTTTCTAAATCAGTATAAACATAAAGCATAAATACTTCATATCCTGCTTCTTCTAATTCTATTTTTAAATTAGCTGTTTGTTTAATTGATGCAGCAGTTCCGTCTAATATGAATGATTCTTTGCCTTCTATTGTAGCAGCTACTTTACCTTTAAATTCTTTATTAGCCGCCGCCATAGCTATAGCTGCTTCACTTCTATCTCTAGGATTAGCATTTTTTAAATCTAGTGATACATTAGCTTTTTTTAATAAATCAATATAACCTTGATCTACATTTAGTACCTTAATACCATCAAGATTTAAACCACTTAAAACATATCCTTTACCAGCACCAGGAGCACCAGCTAAAATAATTGCCTTTGGTTTTTCAATTTGTTCTTTAATTAAATTATATAATGAAATCATTTAAAATAGTTTATTATAAATATTGATTATTATATCATATTCATATGAATTAGAAAGTCAAGTTCTTCCTTAGTAACTTCCATTACGTTTTTTTGCATGATTTCTTGAGCACGATTGTATTCTTGCTCTTCAAAATATAATTGTTCTTGAGTCATAACCTTTTATTTACCCGTGAATATACGAACCTTTCTTCAGGTAACCAAATTTTTACGCGGTTCTCTTCACAGTAGTTTTAAAGCTTTGTGTTGCGGGTTTATGTTTAGGGTTTTCTATATCAAATATGCTTTTTACTGATTTGTAAATATTCATATTTTCTTCTTGAGTTCTTGGTGACTCATATACTTCCCAATTTTTACCTTTATATCTAGCACCTGTTTTATCAGCACCTCTAGATTTAGATTTTAACCATAATACACCTACACGTGCTGCTTCTTTACCAAAACATTCTTTATAACATTGAGCATAAGCGGCACCCTGTAAATCATAAGTAGTTTGTAAGTGATTTGATGTTTTAAAATCTATAACCCACAATTCACCATCAATTTCACATATTAAATCACAAGTACCAGCAACTTTAAGTTCTTCACTAAATAAATGCACTTCTGTTTCAATTAATGTTGGTTTATGTGTTTCCCAAAAATCAACAAAACGTAAAAACATTTGCCATACTAACGGGTCCATTTTAGGGTAACCATCTTTACTTAAATAAGTTAATTCTTTACCTGTAAAGTATTCTTCAATCATTTCATGTACTTTAGTACCTTCTTCAGATGCTTTTTTAACAATCCAATCCGCACTATGACCAACTTTTTTAAGCCAGTCTTGAAAATATTTACCTTTTGGGTAACAATTTAAAACATAGGTAATGGATGGGTAATACTCACCATTACGTCTATAATACCTTGAATCAGGTAATGTAATTTGCTTGTGATCATCTGAGATCTCTAAAATTCTATTATACGATTTTTTTATCATAAAGATAATTTTTGTTCCAATAGTAATGAATAAGTTAAAGGAACTGTTTTTTGAATTAATTTTGTGAAATTTTTAAAACCCATTTCACTAGGATCCTTATCCTGTAAATCTACAAGATAGACTTCTTTACCTTCTGCCATTAAATTTTCGCAAAATCGTAAAGCTTGTTTAATTGCATCCCTATCTAACGCAATATAAATTTTATCTACTAATGAAGTAACTATTTTTTTCATTAGGTTTTTTTGAATGTTTTTACCTAATAAAGGTATTGCATTTCTTTTAATTGCAATAGCATCAAAAGGACCTTCACATAATATTATAGGAATATTCCAATTAATAAAATGTTCATTAGGTATTATATCCCTTGATATTTGTGGGTTTTTATATTTTATATAAGGTTCTTTTTCAAAGGAACGTGCAGTAAAATAATTTAATCTTCCATCTGCATCATATGTAGGAAGAATAATCATATTTTTGTAAGAACCTTCTTTACAATAACCTATGTTGTATTTGAGAATATCGTGTTTACTAACGTGTCTTTTTTTTAAGTACGCCATAGCGTGTCTTGCCATGATATCATTTAAACTCGCGTCATACAGGCTAATATACGCATCAGGTAACCGCAGTGCTAACTCAACTTTAGTAGTTTCGGTATAATTAACATCTTTAACTAAAGATTTGGCCTCATCTATTTTACCTTGAGGGGCATTTGCCTTTCTTAATAATTGTAATATAGATTTACCTTTTTTATTACATACCCAACAATGCCAAGGGTTATTACCCTCTTTATTTTCAGTAAAGTTAATTTCTAGTTTAGGTTTATGATGACTACAATGAGGGCAGGTATAAGCCATATTGCCTCTTGCAGTTTTTTTACCGGAACCTAAAACAGAATTTACTAATGTAACTAATAACTGATTTATCATAACGATGTAATATACATTAATGCTTTACAATCTCCAAGGGGTCTTCATGTTCAACATCTATTAAATCCCTGGTAAAAAACTTACCTAAAATATTGTCATTAAAAAAATCATCTGGTTTTTCTAATACTTGATATATCATCTGGTATTTTAATTCAAAATAGGTTAGTGCTTTTTTATTAGGTACACACTTTAATATAGTACGTTCAAATTCATCTTTTTTACCTTCAGCTAATAGTTTTTTGATATCTTTTTGGGAACCATAATATGTTTTCCAATCTGATTCTTTAACCATTAGTTTATATGAAGGACGACGTCCAACTATTCCTGTTAATGCTATTAACTCTTTCTTTCCAAGTTTTACTTTTTTAGTAAATTGTAAGATTTTTTTACCGATATAAGACTTTCCAGTAGGCACATGCTTATTAATATAGACAAACCCGTATGTATTTTCTGGAAACTGAGTGATATCGACCATTTCATTGTTCTTGTAGGTCCAACTCATAATGTATTGTTTTAGTTAAATTAATTAACGCAACGTTAATAAATATATTACTTTGGCTTTAAACCAAACTTACTAAATTTGTACCAAGCTCTTTCATGGAAATAATAAAGTACCATTTTAGAAATAACTTCTATTCCTCCTATAGCTAAACCTACTCCCCAAGAACCTGTTATAATTCTTGAAATAATTACTGTATCTATTGTTCCTATTATTCTCCATGATATTGTTTTTGCAATGTGTCTTTTATAACTTACCATCTTTTTT